CGGTCTTGAGCTTCAGCGTCGGCACCTCGAGCCGCATGTCATAGAGCCACACGCGGCCCTCGGAATCCTGCTCGGCAAACTGTTCCTGCACGAAATAGGCGTTGCGGCACCCGCCCGCCCGAAACCCCGTCAGTGCGGCTTCGATTGCATCGACGAGCGCATAGACGCTGCCTGGTCCGCTCAGCGCCCACGCAGTCTGCCTGGCCTCGACATGCACGTCGAACGCGATCACCCGCTCCTGCACCATGGCGTCCGTCGCCATCGGCTTGCCGAACCGGGTCCCGTGATAGGAGATCAGCACGAAGGCGATCGCCGTCGAGCTCCACCACGTGTCCTGGTCGAAGTCCGGGAACACGTAAACCGGAATCGCGAGCCCGGCGCTTGCGAAATATCCCGAGAGCTGGGCCGCGATCTCGCCCTGGATCGTGCCGACATCTTGGCCCGCCGGCTGGGAATAGGTTCGCCCGGCCCACGCCGTCGGGTCGAGCCAGACCGGAAGGCTGCCGTAGCTCATCGCGAATGCGGCAGCGTCACCGCCAGCCCCATCACTTGCTCGCTCTGCCGCTGCGCATAGCTGCCCGGTGTGACCACCTGCCGCCCGAGGATCCAGGCCTCCAGCACCAATCCGCTCAGCGTGTTCTGCGCGGTCGGCCCGCACGCCGCCTGCACGGCGTCCTCCACCGCATCGGCGAGCTCGTTGAGCGCGCTCACGTCGCTTTCGTCCGGCACTTCGCCTTGCAGCGAATAGATGAAGAGATCTGCGAACAGCGTCACCTTCGCCGGCGCGAAGGGCCGGCTTCGGTCGTACTCTTCGCCCTTCTCCACCAGCACGAACGCCGGATATTGCTCGGCCGCGATCGTGCCCATCGAAACCGGCCTTCGTCCGGCATAGTTGAACGGGCCCGCCGGCCCAGCCACCAGCGCGCCGATCTGCGCAAAGAGCGCGCTGTAGATCGCCTCGCGTCCAAGCGCCATCAGAACACGTCGCCGGGGAACGCCCAGTCCCGATACGGATCGAGCATCGCGACCGTCGTCGGGTGCAGCGCCTGGTTCATATAGGTCACTCGTTGCGGCCCTTCGCCCGTCCCGCTGTCACGCACCCGCGTGCGCTGCTTGAAGGTCAGCGCCACCTGCTGCATCGCCGCGACCTTGATCCCGTCCGGCAGAAGTTGCGCGCCCGGAAAGAGCGCGACCGCCTCGGCGCTGCATTGCCAGCTCAAGCTGCCGTCCGTGACGCTCGCCCCGAGCTGCGCCGGCCACGCCGGCGCGCTCGCCCCGCTCGTTCCGCCCGCGGCTGTCGTGAACACATAGCCCTGCGTTCCGCCGGCCGGCGTCGCCACGATCTCGGCATTCACCACATAATTGGTCTGCCCCGTCCACGCGGGGAGTGCCGCCACGGCGATCATGCCCGGCGTGATGTAGCCGGCCGAGTAAGCGATCTCGACGTTCTGCATTCCTCGTGCGAACCGGCCCGGAAAGCCCAAGAATCCGGACCCGACATAGACGAACCGATCGTCGAACGTGTAGCCGCCCCAGCTCTGCGTCGGCGGCGCTCCGGCCGCCGGGATCGCCGTCGTATCCACCGTGACGCTCGTCACGCCGATGATCGGGAAGCGCTTCAGCGCGAGCTTGTCCTGGCCCGTCCCGTTCCGCACCTCGTTCCAGCTTTGCGCCATCAGCTCGCGCCCGACATAGGCCTCGATCGACCGGCTCACGCCCGAGATCAGCGCCGAGAGCACACCATCCGACGCCGTCGTGTTGCCGAGCGGCGGACTGATGAACGCTTTCACATCGGCAAGCGCGGCAAGGTCCCGCGGGTTCGCCATGGTTCCCGGTTTCCTCCGCTACGCTTAGAGCGAGTTGACGTCCTCGTTTCGCGTCGCGAGATAAAGATTCCACTCGCGGATCAGCTCGGGCTTGTTGCCGGCGAATTCGAACACGCCCCACGTATTGCGCTTGAGGTCCGTCTCCGGATCGAACCCGTGCCGGACGAACATGCCCCACCGGCTCAGATATTGCCGGTCCGGCTTGCGGCCATGGAAGCGATGCTCGATCGTCCCCGGCACGCACCCGAGATTGCGATTGAGGTGCGCGGCATTGTGCTGCCATCGCAGCAGCGCGCGGCGATACCCCTCGGAGGCTCCGTCCGGCGTGGAACGTTCCACTCGACCGACGATGGCGAGCGCCATGTGATGGTCGCCCGATCCCATGCCGCCCACCTCGAACAATCCTCCGCACCAGTCGAGCGCTTGGCGCGTCCACGCCCAGGCATAGCCACTATGCGGGTAATCGTAAGGGCCCCCGCTGAACGTCCACCACTTGCCACCACCCGGTACCACCGGCTCGCCGGTCACGAACTGGTTCGCGAAGGACTTGTGGTGCTGGATATGCTCGTCGTGCGGTCCCAGGTCATAGGCGTCGGACCAAGGCTGCACCACCTCGTAGAGCTGCAGCGCATTCACCACGCTCGCCGCCCAGCCCGGGCGACGGAAGAAGATGTCGGCGTCGAACGTGCCGATATATTTCGCCGACGAAGGCAGTCGCTGGATGCCGAGATTGAGCAGGCATTCCTTGGACCAAGCGGTCGTCTTCGCGCGCACGCCGATATGCGTGACACCTTCGCTCCCCGCACACTGGTACGGCCGCTCCCCGTAGGCGCATTCCACCACAGTGAGCTTCACGCCGCTTTCGAGCATGTGCCGCTCGAATTCCCGGTAGAGCCGCGCGCGGCTCTCCCAGAGCAGCGGGTTCGCGACGGCAGTCACGACGTGCAGCAGATCGGCACGCATCCCTTACTCCCGTTCACGAGATCGCACGGATTAACCCTGACGCCGTCCCTTGACCGGATCGCCGTCGCGGCCGCCGGGCACGCCCGCGCGCTGCGGACCCGCCGTCGGACGCCTGAGATCGGCGACGGTGAGCGTGCTGCTGCTCCGCGGCGCCGCTGCGCCAACCAGACTGCCCGTCGGGGGACTGCCCGTCGGGGGACTGCCCGTCGGGGGACTGCCCGTCGGGGGACTGCCCGTCGGCGGCGGCCGCTCCGTCGCTGCAACGAACCCGACCCCGAGCCCGAGCAGGTACTGCCCCAGACTGTTCGGCACCGTGATGATGCCGAACCGGTCCGGGGTGAACTCCTGCTGCTGCACCGAGACCGCGGTAACCCCCGCCGGCACCTTCACCAGCACGGCTCAGATGCTCGCGTTGCCGCTCGGCGCGTTGAGGTTGGTGATCGCCGCGAAGGCCGGCGTGAAGTAGCAGGCGAACACTTCGTCGCAATAGACGCCGTATTCGTACCGCCGCGTCTGGAACGGCCACTGGATCTGGTAGTAGTCCTGTCGCACATGCGCCTCGAGCAGGTTCGCAACACCCGAGAGCTCGTAGGGCGTCCGGTCCGACCAGAACAGCACCGTGCCCGGCGGCAGGAACGGATGCACCTCGATATCGAGCGTGTTGCCGAACCATTTGTTGAGGTAGGACGTGACGCGCCGGCCTGCGACGATCCGCCCCGTCTCGGCGTCCGCATCGAAGAAGATGCGGAAGGCCGCCGCCGCGTTCTGCCCGAGCATGGTGCCCATGAAGTTCTGAATATCGGCCGCGGACATCAGGATGCGATCGAAACCGATCTTGTACTGATCGTAAGCCGCCCGCAGCACCGCATCGAACTCGCCGATGTTGGTCCCCGAGATCGTCAGGCCCGTATTGCCCGCCGGCGCCGTATAGATCAGGGACCCGCCCTGGCTCGTCGAGACATTGCTCGGCAGGTTCGGGTTGGTCGCCATCGCCGTGCCCGGCGCGGCCCCGAAGACGGTGCCGAAAATCTGCGAGAGCACGCCGTCCGGCAGCAGCACGTTGGCCGAGTTGTCCTGATAGGACCCGCTCACCTGGAGCGCGGTCAGCGGCTGGCTCGTGCTCGCGCCCGGTCCCCCAACCACCGCCATGTTCGAGGTGGTGACGCCGCGGAAATAGAGCGCGCTCGCGGAGGTGCCGGCGAACCACGCATAGGCGACGGCGCCCGGCACCACCGCCACCGTGGCGCTCACCAGCTGGCTCGCGGTCACGGTGACGCTCGCCACCGCGCTCGGCTTGGCCGAACCGCCGCCGAACGTATCCACCGATCCGTCGGCGTTGGTCTTGGTGATCTGCCCCGGCACGCCACCCGTCTGGCTCGCGCTGTTGTAAGGCGCGCTGTTGAGCCAGCCATAACCCGCCAGCGCCACGCACGCGACGTACGCCGTACCGGCGGCCCAGGTTCCGGTGGTCCCGCTCGCCGCGAGCGTCGGCGTCGGCGTCGTGCCGAGCGCGCTGCTCGCATTGCCGAGGATCAGCGCCTGCTCCTCGCCGATCATCACGCTCCGCAGCGTCGACTGCACCGCAACGCCGAGCGCGTCCGGGCTCAGGTTCTCCGCGCCGAGCCGCGCCTCGAAGGTGACGCTCGATTCCAGCCCGAGCGTCTTGTAAACCGCCTGCTGATCCTCCTCGCTGAGGGATATCCTGCCGCCGCGATTGCCCTCGCTCACGCCGAGCGCGATCGCGCCCGGGTTGATCGCGGTAATGCGCTTCCAGTGGAACGCATTGCCGCCGTCCGCCGAAACCCGCGGCAGGCGGCTGATCTCGGGGATCAGCTCCTTGAACGGATAGAGAAGCTGCACCACCGGCCGGAGATCGTACCATAGCAGACCGGTCGCCTGCGTGATGGTGTCCGCCTTGGCGATCGTCCCGAGCCGGCTGCCAAGGCCCTTGATGAAGCCGTCATTCTGCAGCAGGGCCGCGACAATTTCGTTGTTCAGCATCTTCGTCTCTCCTTACCGGCCCGCGCCGCCGCGAAAGCTCGGATCGCCGATCACCGGCCTCGCGAAGGTTCCCGCATTGGCGATCATGTTGCCGATCAGCCGCGCGCCGGCGGCCTGCCGCTGCGCCGGCTCCACCGCGTCGAGATTGACGCCCTTGAGCAGCTTCTCCATGGCACTCGGCTCGTCCGCCTCGCTCACGCCGAGCGCGCCGCGCGGCACGGCGAAGAGCTTCGCCCGCGGGTTCGCCGGCATCTTCTCGAGCGCCTCGATCTTGCCGCGCAGATACGCGGCCTCCTCGGCCTTCTTCACGAGCGCGTCCTGCGCCGCCTTGAGCGCCAGCACGGAAGCGGCCTTGCCGGGATAAGGCATGTCCGCGTCGTAGCCGGGCACGCGCCCCTCGGTCATGTTATCGGCCGTCAGCGGCGCAAGCCCGCCCTCGGGCTCGTAGATCCCGGGCTCGGCATCCAGCGGCTCCTCGCCGCGCTCGCCCCGACGCGCCGCAGCCGCGCCGCCGGCGGCCGCCATGTGGTGATGCGCCAGCACGTGATGCTCAGCCGCCCGCGTGAAATGCTCCGCCGCCCGCGAGAGATGCGCCGGCGCGCTGAACCCGTCCGCCGCCTTCTCCGCGTCCTCGAGCGCCTCGTGCGCCCTGGCGACGCACGCCATCCCCGCGCCCACGCACTTGTGCGCCTCGCCGAGATGCTCCATCGCCTTCTTCAGATGTCCCGCCTGCGCACCGCTCGCGGCGCGCTTGCCCAGACCGCCCTCTGCCATTCTTGTCACTCCTGACCAGATCTCGGCGGCATCGGTCAGGCCTTCTGCCTCGCCGCCCTCGTGAGAGACTTCCCTCGCGCCGTCGCGAGAAACGCCCGTTGCCGCCTCGGCCGCCGCCGGTGGCCCCTTCGCGTCGATCGTCCGCTTCCACGCCGCGACGATGCGCCGCTTGATCGCGGTGAGCTCCTCGGCGGTGTATTCGGCTGCGTTCCTTTCCTCGTGGATGTAGCTCCACGCCGCGCGGATATGCGCCTCGGTGTCGATCGGGTAGCGCTTCCTGCCGTCCTCGCGGTAGCCCGGATCGGCGTACTCGATATCGCCGATCGGCTCGCGCCCCCTCTTCTCAGCGGACGGTCCGCGGCCAGCGGACGGTCCGCCGCCCACTCCCGCGAGCTTCGCCAGCAGCCGCCCGATCAGCCCGACCTCCTCGCGCGCGAGCGTCACGCCCGCCGCCGCATGGCCCGCCGCCTTGATCACCTCGATCCGGCAATCGGGGTTAGCCGGCCGGTCGACAAGGGAAATCTCGATCAGCTCGAGCCCGGTGATCGTGCTGCCGTCGCGGTCCGTCACGGTGCCGCCGATCGAGAATCCCTTGTAGACGTCCTCGAGCACCTTCCGCCACGCGTCGTCATCGACGATCTTGGCGCCGAGATAGAGGCCCGTCTCGTCGACGCTCGCCTCCTTCGCGACACCGACCGCGCTCGGCTGGTGCATCTCGCGCACGTTGCGCCACTGCATATAGCCCGGCAGGGCGTCCTTGATCGCCGCGAGCGCGACGACTTCGCCGTCGAGGTCGCGCGTCGGCGTGCTCGCATAGCCCCACACCATCCGCTCGGCCCGATCGACCTTGGCGATCGGCAGAAAGAGCGCCGTCATCTCAGGCCACTCCGGAAAAATTGACGTTCACTTTCGCTCCTGTCGCGCTCATGATCTCACGCGCACCCCTTCATCACCGGCTCCACGTTGGTCTCGGGTGCCGCGTCGCCCTCCGCCCAGGCGCTCGTCACCTGCAAGAGGTCGTAGGCGAGCGTCTGCATCGTCGCGATCCCGCCTCGTGCCGCGATGTCGATCTCGCCCACGAAGGCGCCGTCGCTCAGCGTGTAGCGAAGGCAGAGCTTGGAGCCGTCCATGTGCATGTGCCGGCAGAGCCGCATCTCCTCGCGCCGCTCGCTCACTTCGTTTCCCCCGCCGCCTCCGTCGCCTCCGGAGCCAGCGGCAGCGCCCCCGCACCGGTATAGACGCGGAGCGCGCTCCCGCCCGCGACCGGCTCGAGGCCGATCTCCTCGCGCACCTCGTTGACGCTGCGCACGCCGTTGCGCAGGTAGATCTGCGCCACCTCCGCCTGCGCGAGCGGGTCCGCCTCGGGCTTGACCTGCCAGACGAACTCGAGCTCCTCGGCGCCGAACACCTCCTGGATCAAGGGATCCATGATCTCGCCCTTGAACCAGGCCTGCAGCGCTTGCGTGCCCTCTTCCCTCGCGACCTCCTCGCTCACCTCTGCGGTCGCGCGGTTCATCTGGTCGACGAACGGCTGCGGGCTCACGCTGAAGGTGTAGCAGACGAGCCGCGCCAGCCACTCGTCGTAATCGCACTTCAGCGCCTGCCCGTTCGCGTTCTTGATGTCGAATGGCTTCATCCCGCCGGGCACGAAGCGCACCCGGCTCTTGAGCGCCGCGTTGCCCTGCATCAGCGCATCGAAGCTCGACTGGAACATCGCTATCTGCTGCGGCGCCCAGTTCTCCGGCACCGTGACGATCATCTCGGGCAGCGTGCCCTCGCTCCAGAAATTGAGCTGGTAGAGCGTCCGCCGGATCCCTTCCGTCGCCTCCAGATAGATCTGCTCGACCGGCGAATACCCGTACACCGGCAGCTCCGGCCGCGGCCGCATCGGCGCGTAGATCAGCTCGCGTTCGGTGAGGTTGATCGAGGGCAGCCCCTTGATGATCTGCTGATAGGCCGCACTCGGCCAGTCCGGCCGCCGTCCTGCGTCATCGACGAGCGGCAGGATCGTCGCCCCGTCCACCACCTCGAGCGCGTGCACGTCGTTGCCGCCCTCGGTGCGCCACACATAGATGCTCGGCGCATCGATGACGAACAGGTCCTCGAGGATCAGCCGCGCCCATTGCGAGAATCGCCGCTTCCGGTCCGGCTTGCGGAGGAATGCGAGAATCTCGTCCGCCCGCTTCCCGCCCTCGCTTCCCTCGCGTCCCCTGATCGTCCACGGCACGCTGAGCAGCTGGTCCTTGCGCGTCTCGATCACAGCCCTCAGCAGGCCCCAGCTCTGGCTCATCAGCCGGAGCTGGGCCATCAGCGCAACCCGCCGCGGCTGATAGTCGAGATTGACCCCGACCGGGTAGTCCCACTCCCGGGCATAGTTCCCCGTGAGCGGCGCGAACGGCATCACCGGCTGGAACGGACTGAAGAAGTTCGTTCCGATATCGACATCGCGCAGCACCGCGGGCGGCGTGTCCACCCGCTCTTCGCGATATTGCGAATCCTGCCCGTTGCGCCATCCGTACGGATCGACCGGCAGCGTCGGGTTGCGCTCCGGACTACCCGTCGGGGGCGGCCCGCTCGGCCCCGAGGCCACGTTGCCCGGCGGCCCGCCACGCGGCTCTACCGAACGCTGCGCAGCACCCGGCGTCAGCCTTGGCGCCTTGCCGAGCCACCAGCTCCCGGGTCCCATCATCGGCATTCCGGGTGCCAGCTCTGGGCGCCGTCGGTCACTCTGCTCCTCCCGATCCTGCCGCCGCACCGCGCGCAAATCTGCATCGTCTCCAAGCCCAGCTTCGCCCGCGCCTCGGCGTAGAGGTCCGTCTGCACATCGCCCGCCGGCGGCCCTTCGTCGCGGCGCCACGGCAGCGCATCAGCCTTCATCCCCGCCCTCGCCCCGCCGAGCTGCTGCATCATCCAGCCGAGCACGCCCGCGCCCGGCTGCACGGTGCTCGCCTGCCGCCACGCCAGCGCCAGCGCGCACACGCAATCGTCGTGCATCCCCTCGGGTGCGGTGTAGCGCACGCCGGTCCGCCTATACTCGTACTCGAACGCCTCGAGCTCGGCCCGCAGCGCGCCGTCGGGAAACCGCAGCTCGCCGCTATGGATCGCAAGCGCGAGCCCTTCCATAAGCTGCTGCTTCGATCCGGCGGTGAACTTGAACCCCTCGAAATTTCCGAGCCCGCCGCGTTGCAGCGTCTCGACCACCGGATCACCGACGCCCGTCGCATCGACCAGCGCAGGCGCATCGCCCGTCATCTCGCGCACGCGCGCGATCGTCTCTTGCCACGGCGCCTGCCACCGTTCGAGCCGACAGACGCGCCGCTCGGCGTCGAGTGCCACGCCCACCGTCCAGTCCTGCGACTTCGCCAGGTCCCACCCCCAGCACGCCGCCGGCGCCGCGCTCATCTCGCCCACCGCCGCCGCGATCGCCGCGAGCCCGAACGGATTGCCGCCGTCATCGGAGGGCTCCGCGAGATACAATTCGCGAAAAACGGCCTCCGGCAGCGCCCTCCGTGCGTCCTCCACTTCGTCGGCGGAAAGCACGCCGGCTGCCACCGCGTCCGCTGCGATCAACCGCGCATAGCGCATCCCGGGCTCGCCCGCCTCGGCACGCCTCGCGAGCCGATAGAACCAGTTCTTCCGACCTTTGACGTTGCCGATGATCCGCACCTTCCCTTCGGTCGCGGTGAGCGTGGAGCGCACGGCATGCCAGGCTTCCTCGCGCACGCGGGAGGCCTCGTCGATCACGCAGGCGTGCACGTCCTCGCCGTAGAGGCCGTCCGGCTTCTCACCCGACTTGAACCAGATCGTGGCGCCGTTCGAGAGCGCGATGGTGAGCTTCGTCGCATTCACGACGTAGAACTCGCGCGGCATGCCGAGCTTGATGCGCCGGAAGGCGATCTCGGCCTGCGCGTAGCTCGGCGCAACCCACCAGAACGCGTACCCCCTCCCGCCGCCGATCGCCTGCTCGGCGAGCCACGCCAGGCAGCCCGCCGTCTTGCCCGCCTTGGTGGAGGCCTCGATCAGGCCATAGCGCGCGCCATGGAAGATGGCCTTTTTCTGCCGCGCATAGAGCCACGGCCGGCGATATTCAGCATTGATCCGAAGGCTCCGGTGAGAGAGGCTTCTCTTCGTCATCCTCCGCGTGCTCGCCGATCTTGATCGTGAACGAGACATTCCGGGTCTCGTCCTCGTCGCTGCCCGCGGCGGACTTGTCCCGGTAT